TTGTTAAAAAGTTAAGGGATGTTCGTAAAAATCAAATAAAGGTAACTGAAGGTTGGTCTGCATCAATGAAAACTTTAGATCAGTTATTTGGTGGCAAAAAAAGACTTGAAATGTTTAGCGGTATAGAGCAAGACCTGGCTAAACTAGGCGCTAAAGGTAATTTTATTGAACTCATTGTTGGCATGGATCCAAAAGAATATGAAAAAAGAAAAAATCAATTATTTAAATTTGATAATAATAATAATATTATTGGATTAAAAAAAGACGCAAAAACAATACAAGAAGCATTAAATGCTGTAGTTGCTGGAGACTATGCTTCTCAAATGATTCAACTAAAACAAGAAATAGCAGATCAATCAGCAGCATATGATATATTAACAAAGGCTGGATTGAGTTATGCAGATACACAAGAGTTAATTGCCGATAAAGCCTTTGCTGCAATGATAGCATCAGAAGGTAATACAAAGGCTGCACAAAAATTAATTAAATTATTAAAAGAAGCAAAAACTTTATCTAAAGGAAATCAAATCAAAACTGATTTACAGGGTGATATTAATACAGATAAAGAGGCTGCAGCAGCAAGAGCAAATCTAGCAAAAGCAGCAAAAGCAAATAATTGGAGTTGGCTTGAAGCAGACGCAATTCTTAGTGATGATACATTAAGAGAGGCAATGGCAAATTGGGATAAACTTACAAAAGAACAAGCAGCAGTGTTTCAAGAAAGATTGCAACAAGTACTTAATTCTATAGAATTTAAACAGTCAATATTTGATAAGGGCTTTGAAAAGGCTATGGAAAAGTTCTCTGTTATGGAAACTAAGATTGAACTTGATTTTCAATTTACTACATTAAAAGATCAAGATATTATTGAAAAGGCTCAAGATAAAATTGCTGGAATTAATTATCAAATAGATGATTGGGAGGCAAGTCTCAAGGGTATAGAAGAACAAGAGCAAAAAATTAATGATAAGTATGACCTTAAATATAAAGCATTAGATGAAATAAGAAGTTTAAATGATAAAATATCTAAACAACAAAAGGGACAACTTACACTTGCTGATGCATTGTCACAAGGAGATATTGCTGCTGCTGCAAGAGCAGCCCAAGATATAAGATCTCAACAAGCAACAGATGCAATAGATAATCAGCAAAAATTATTAGATGCTGCTAAAGAAAATGAACTAGCAAATGTAAGAAATGAAAAAGGTTATACCCGTGCACAGATAGAAGATCAAATTAAAAATTTACGTGATCAAATATTTAAGATAGAAGAGCAAGAACTTGAACCAGCACAAGAACGAGTGCGTATTGAAGAAGCAAAAAAGAGAGAACTCATTCAATCACTTACAGTTCTTGGAAAAACTAAATTAGAGTGGGAAGCAATAAAAAATAGAATAGATCTTGCAAGAACATCTAGTGCAGAATATATGCAGGCAATTGCTGCTGCGCTTGGAGTTGTTGATGATATTATTAAGTATTGGAATTCGCTTGATGGAAAAATAATTACAACTACACATAAAATTGTAACTATATATGAAGGTGGAGGAACGCCAGGGCCAGGAGGCCCAGGACCAGGACCAGGCCCAGGACCAGAGCCATGCCCACCTGGACATATTATGAATGATGCTGGAAATTGTGTGCCAGTTGGTGGTGTAAGCGAATGTGGACCAGGAATGGTTAAGGCAGATGACGGTAGATGTGTTCCTGCTGGATCATTTAATACAGATGATGGCGATGGTAAAAGCAAAACTGACGGATCTAAAAATGGTAATGATTCTACTGGTGATTCAAATACAGATTATAGTGGAAGGCTAATTAATGGTTTTACTCCATATTTAATTGAAGCAAAACAAGAATACGACAAAATAGTTGCAAAGTCATTAGCACCTGGAGCAACACCAAGTGATTTCGGTCACGATCTAGCATCTGCTGATCAAAAAGTTATAAATGCTTTAAACTTAGTTGATGCAAAAAATGAGTATAATAAAAAAGTAACTCAAAGTTTAACTAAGGGTGCTACACCAAGCGATTTTGGTGCAGGACTAGCAGCATCAGATATGAAGGTTGTTAATTTAGCAAATAAAGTTATAGCATCATCTACTTCAGCAAATGCTGCTAAGGCTGCTGCTGATGCTGCTGCAAAGGCTAAGGCTGCTGCAGATATTAAAAAGTTTGGTGGAAATGCAATTGCAGCATCTCAATTTGCTAACTGGCCTAGCGGTAAATCTTCTGGAGGACTTATTAAAAGATTTGCTGTTGGTGGACCAGTTATAGGAACTGATGTTGTTCCTTCAATGTTAACACCTGGAGAATTTATCATGAGTAAATATGCAGTAAATACGTATGGCGTAGATAAAATGAGAGCAATTAATAATGGCGATGTATCAGATGCTTCGGTGTATAATTATAGTATTGCTGTTAATGTAAAATCAGATGCAAATCCTGATGAAATTGCAAGGGCAGTAATGGGTCAAATTCGTCAAGTAGACTCAAAGAGATTAAGGAGCAGAGCAGTATAATGGCTACAGTAAATTACATAACTGGTAGAAGAAGGTACCAAAGACCTCAAGCAATGCTCTGGGCAAACAATTCTGGAACTTTAGCAGAAACAAGTCCTGGTGGCTCAAAAATATATATTCCAAATGGTTTGGAAATAGGACAAGATCCTGGAAGCGAAACTGATGAATCTCTTTATAATCAATTTATTATTTTATCTGATGACAATAGACAAGAAATAGATTTTAGACCTGTAAGAATTGAAAAACGTGAAAGAATGATTAATGGAAGAATGAGGTCTTATCATATAGCAGATAAATTACAAATAAGTACATCATGGCAAATGCTTCCATCTAGATCATATTTTCAGGTAGCAGAATTTAATGCTACTACTGGAAAATCTCCTCATGTTAATGATAATAATCTAGAGTTTACAACAGATGGTGGTGCTGGAGGAGTAGAAATTTTAGATTGGTATGAAAATCATAAGGGGCCATTCTGGGTTTATTTAGCATATGATAAATATAAAAATTTTAAAAATGACAATGGAGATATTGATAATAATTCTTATGCACATCTTCCACAATATAATCAATTAATAGAAATGTATTTTACAGATTTTAACTATAGCATCGTAAAAAGAGGCGGTAGTAATTTTGACTTTTGGAACATAAGCGTAACGCTGGAAGAGGTATAATGTTTCAAAATGAAGATTTAAAGTTACATCTTGAGTCATCAAATACAATAAAGACTCAATCTGCAGTAATTGCAGAATGGAACATGAATATAGCAGATAATATTTTTAGAATTGGAAATTATAGATACAGACCAACGTTATCTGTTTCTGAAAAATATAAATTAATACCAAATAGTTTTGATCAAAACGATATAGGTAATTTTTATACTAATGCTACTGACGCTGATATTAAAATAGATGGTGGTATTGACCCATCTGATAATGAACAGCCCTGGTTTTTATTATCTCAAAATATAAAAAATAAAATGATTTATTCATTAGAAGATTGTTTTAAAAAATTTAGGCCAAGATCAGGTATAAATAAGACAACATATATTCCAGGGAAAAAAGTCCATCACTCGAATATGAATATGTCTAATAGACCTAGATACTATATGGCAGATAAAAATGATAATTTTAAATATTGGACATCCTATAGAACAGAATCTGGCTCAATATTTGGTATAGCAAATAAACAATTAAATGGTCAATATTTTATAGATGATGCATGTCCTTTTGTTGTATATAATAATCCAGTACCAACAAATAGGATAGTTGTTAAAATGCAAACTAATGTTGGATCTATTGACCTTGGTCCTTTTTCTGGACCTGGAGGATCTTTTACAGATCCATTATACGGTGATGCAAATAAGTCAACACCAGTTAAATGGAAAATACAATATTTAAAACAAAATGACTGGATTGATGCTGTATCATTTGAATCAAATTCCAGAAGAAAAGATGGAACGGCAATTATAAAATCAGATGGCTATGTTGAACTTGCCTACGGTTTAAAGGTACCAGATAAGTATAGGGATGTTTTTATTCGTGCTGAAGAGTATTATAATGAATCATTTTTACCAAAAGAGTCTATAAATGGATATGCTTATTTAATAAAACAAGATAAAAACGACATAGGCATTTATCACATATGGTTTAACGGTGGTTGGGAAACATTCACGCCGTCCTATGGTTGGTATTTAGAAGAAGAAACTGTTACAAGATTAACAAACTTTGTTACTGATTTAACTGACCCAATTACCTTTATTTCAAATAATGAAAATAAAACTGTATATAGAGAATTTGAAAATATTAGAGGAATAAGAATTGTAATAGACACAATGAATAAAGTTAACTCTACTTTTGATTTGATTGAAATGTCACCTAGATTAGTTGCAGATATTTCTGAAAAGGTTACTGGATTTTCTGTAAAAAAGTCTGCTTCAGATTTAGGTACAAGCGGATTGCCAGTTGGACAACTTTTAGCATCCGTTGGTAATCTTAATATATTTGATTATGATGATGCATTTAATGAAAATAATACTGGAAGTATTATTCATAAATATCTATCTAATAACATACAAATTAAATTTTATGACATAATAATCGATGTTGATGGTTATGACTATTTAGTTCCAATAAAAACATTATACTGTGATGCTTTTCCAAAGTACAATCCTAATGATAAAAAGGTAAACCTTGAATTAAGAGATTTATATTTTTATTTTGAATCAATACTTGCACCACAAATGCTGGTTACAAATGTTTCTTTGAGTTACGCAGTATCTTTATTATTAGACTCTATAGGTTTTTCAAACTATACTTTTAAAAGAATAGATGGAGAAAAAGAATTAGTAATTCCATTTTTCTATATTGGACCAGATAAAACAGTTGCATCTGTATTAAATGATCTTGCTATCTCAACACAAACAGCAATGTTTTTTGACGAATATAATAATTTTGTAATGATGAGTAAAAATTATATGATTCCTTCATCTTTACAAAGACAAAAGTCTTTTACATTTTATGGCTCTAAAGATTTTACTAAAGATGCTGCAATAGAAAATAAAAGCATTAACACAAAACTTACCAACATAATAGATATTGCATCTACTGATAAAAGTGTATTTAATGATGGAAAAATTAATTATAAGTCCAGATATATACAAAGATCGTATGGAACAATTAAACAAGCAAGCATGGTAGACAATGAAGCATCTGCAAAAAATTGGATATATAAACCAGTTCTTTTATGGGAAGTAACTGGAGAAAATGCTTTACGATCAATTAATGGAGAAACACAGAGTCAGTCAGCGTATAGTTTATCTGCTATTCCGTTAAACTCTGACCTGTCATCCTCTTTACCAATAGTAGTGGGTAATCAATTAACAAATAATACTATTGATTTAGGAGAAGCAGTTTATTGGTTAAGCAGACACTCTGGATATTTTTATACAAATGGAGAAATAATAAGATTTGATGCAGTTCAATATAGTATACCTGGAGCAGAAAAAATAATTGCAAGAGAGGAAAGTAATGGCAAGATTACTTTTACAACTACGACTACTGGTGCTATAGGAAATGTTTGGATAAGTAGCAATCAAGAATATCAAGATTATTTATCAAAACTTACATTTAATGGAAAAATATATCCTACAGGACTTGTTAGAATTTATTCAGAACCAAAATACGAAGAAATTAATGGAATAACTGTTATGAAGAATGGCGAGGTGTCTAGACACGGTAGAGGTCAATTCGGTACCCCAGTGTTATCTCATAAGGCTGGACTAGACACATATTGGACAGATAATACATATGTACGTGGAATGGATATGAAAAGTGAATTTTTATTTGGCTTAGAGTACATTGGACAAACTCAAGATCAAATAGTAGAAAGTGTTGGCGAACAACTTTCAGAATCGCCAGCAGGAGTTAATAATACAAAATCAAAAGAAAACAAGAGAACTGGTATTATAAAAAACTTTTTATCTACATCTTTTACAAAAGAAACTCAAAATAATACTATAAAATCTACCCAAACAGGATCAATACAATCATCTGCTCTAGTTATGAATGGACCATCTTTTTCAACAACCGAAACTCCTATTAACTTTTTGTCATATCAATATAAAGCATTAGACAATAGATACAAGCACTTCGGCACCAGAATGAGAATAGTTGGAAAAATAGAAGCAAGTGAAACACGTGGACAAACACCATTAAACTCAACTCCATATTATGTATTACCAGGATCTCAGCCAAATCAAAGTTTAAATATATCTGGTGGTTCTGGAGGTATATCTGTATTGTTAAATCCAAATACTAATGTCGGATATTATTTTGAAATTATTTCATTAACAGAAAATAATGTTAGTGAATACTCTTCTGCTGCAGAAAATTTGCATAATGTTGTGTTTTATAAAATATTGGCTGATGAAAGTGGTAACGCTATACCAATCAAACTTTGGGGCGGGTTTACAAACATACTAGTTGATGATGGAAACTTTACTGGACAATCAAGATTAATGGGAGAAGAAAATCCAACTGTATATGATTTAGCAGTTGAATATCAAGATCTAGGTTCCGTAAGACAATTTTATTTATATATAAATAATCAGATAGTTGGAATTGTAGATGATAACAATCCAACGCCAGCATATAATAATATGGCTTTATTTGTTCGTGGTGGGTCTAAGTGTATGTTTGAAAATATATATGCATTAACAAATAATTATAGTCAGAATACAGTATTTGCTTTGGACACTCCAGTATCTGCTGCATTTACAGATAATGAAATTAATGCTAATGAATCATTTAGAAAGTATGCTATGTCTGGAATTATACAGTCAACATATTTATCTGGAATTAGTTCAAGTCAACCACCTAAATTTAATATGTATTTTGAAGAATTTGGAAGCATAATGAGAGAGGCAGCATATCTTAAAGTTAGATATGATAAAGCATATCCAGCATTATATGCACAACTATCTCCAACATTTAACAGAATTAAGGGATATACCGTTTCTGGTTTTAGGGCTGGATCCTACGGTGCTGAATTTTTAATATTTAATTCAACAGATACAACAATTAATTTGGACGAAACAAGCGGAAATTATTTAAGAATTCAAGGAATTACATTTACACAACAATCAGAAAATGAACTTACTGTTGATAATTATTTTACTAAAAACAGCAATTTTTCTGACCCGCAAATAGGTAAAGATGGATTAATAATTTCGCCAATAAGAGCAGAACAAGATTATGATAAAATAAAAACAAGTAGATTAACATATGGAAGAAAAGAATTTGCAATTGATTCTCCATACATTCAGTCAGAAGATGATGCAAGAGATTTGATGTCCTGGATTATTGAAAAAATTATGAAGCCTAGAAAGAGTGTAGGGGTAAAAGTTTTTAGTATGCCAATAGTACAACTAGGCGATATAGTTAATATAGAATATAAAAATGAAAACAACATAGATGTTGTCTCTCCATCTTCATCAAATTTTGTTGTATATAATATAGATTATCAAAAGGATATAAATGGTCCTAGTATGACATTATATTTGAGTGAGGTGTAAAATGGTATATTTTACTGGAGATGGAAAAATTGTATATGATGATTATCCAATAGCGCCTACACATGAACAAAAAATGTCTTGGAAGTTTGGTAGTGATAAAAGAGTTACTAGTCAAGAGCAATTAGATGAATATGGCGATTATATAAGTGGTCTTAATGCAATACCAGATGATCCAACAGTTTTATATCCAAATGGTTTGGTAAATAAAGATGTTAAGCCAGCGACTACAGATATTATATTATTTAAAGATGACACTCTTCCAATAGAAATAATGACTGACCTTATATTTGAAAATATAGGTGGTCAAGAATTAATTAATATTGTAAGATCTGATTTAGTAAACGGTCAAAATATTTTATATCAACCAATTAAAAATCTTAGCAGCATATATTTTCAATATAATCCACAAAATATACTTGGCTTACAAGATATAGATGCTAATTATTTTAAACAGTTTCCTATTAATTTTTCAAGTAAAGTTCCTTTATGTGGTACTGGGCCTAACTGCTCTATTGTATATATAGACGAATCTACAGGGGATTTAATTATTAATGTTATAAATTTAGCAAAAGATGAACAAGTAGAAATATCCATAATTTCTGATGGGGAGGTATTAGATGATACAATATATGAGGTGTAATTATGATAACTAATATTGGAAAAGGCATTATTGCAAAATATCTGATAGGACAGGCTCCTGCTTATGCTTCTTATATAGCAATTGGTTGCGGTGCAAAGCCATTAAATACAGCACAAGCATTTGGAGACTATACAGATAAAGAGGTTTTAGATTTTGAGATGTTCCGTGTACCTATCATTTCTAGAGGGTATGTAAATGATAATGGAATTGAAAAAATAGTTTTAACTGCAGAATTGCCAACAGATGAAAGATATGAAATATCAGAAGTTGGAATATATTCTGCTGGAGCAAATCCATCTGCTGGAGCATATGACTCAAGATCTTTGTTTGCTTTTACTGTAAATGAAAACTGGGAATATCATGATCAACTAGGAAACGCTGGAGCATTAGATATTATTTATGAACCACTAGGGGAAAATAATACTATAGATCAAACACAAAAAGCCTTTCAAACAAACTCCGATAATTTAGTTTTTACAGATTCTGCAAGAGTTTTGAGATATGAAAGGGCAAGATTTTTCAATAACATTGTTATGATGAGGGGTGATTCTGCAGATTTAGGAATTTCTTCAAATCACTTATCAATAGGCGAAGGCTCTGCACATATACACCTTGCTGGAACCGCATTAGACTTTAATAAAAATTCACCTACAGATCAAATTAAATTAGCCTTTAGTATTATCAACAAAGATCCAGATGGAGCAATTGTTCCAGACAAGGTTAGAATATTATTAGAGTTTGCAGAATCAGATGCTCCAGGAGTTAATGAATGGGCAAGGTTTGAAGTCATTATGGATGCAAACGATTATGATTTTGAAAATAATAGGTATTATGTAATAACGAAACAACTACAAGAACTATATAAAAGTTCTGGTTTTACTTGGAATAACGTTTCAATAGTTAAGATTTATACAACTGTTATAAAAGATAATGAACCTTCTGAAAATTTTTATATAGGATTAGATGCAATTAGGTTTGAAAATATATCAACTACTAATCCAATATATGGTTTAACGGGATATACAGTATTAAAAAATACCAATGCTGAAACCGTTATCAAAGAAGCCAATACAACAAATTATATAGAATTTAGATTTGCAATGGATGTGCAATAATGTCTAGTCCAGATCAAGGAATAAAAAAAGTTATTATTCCAAAATCTAAACTTCCAGGTTTTTTTGGCAATAATAAAACATACGTTTTACGATATAGATTTATTTCAGAAGATAAAAATAGAACATCTCACTGGTCTCCAGTTTATAAAATAATTGCTGAAGATACACCAGTAGAAATTTTAAATAGTATGGTAATAGATACTAATAACCGTGTTATTAATTTAACATGGGAGCCTCAGTTAAATATAGGAGAATATCATTTATATGTTAAATGGAATAATCTAGATTGGCAATATTATGGCAAAACATCTCAGACAAATTATTCAATTGTTTATTCTTCAGATAAAGAGTATATTAATGTTGCTGTTCAGACAAATACAATTCCACTTGAAAGATTTCAAAATGCAACATTATTTGAAAATGAAGGAAGTCTGATATAATTAGACAGGAGGAAATATGGCAAAAATACCTTTACCAGAACTAGGTCAACCGCTTGACGTTTCATATATATATCAAATTGCAAATGCAATTAATGAGTTATCATTACAGATTTCTCCAGCAATATATAAATATGTTACAGTGGATGTCCCTAATGGAGTATCACAAAATGCAAAGGCATCTGAAACAAGAATAATTGCAGGCTATACAGATGTTGTAAAAAGTTCTAATCAGAGTATCGGAAGCCAGCAACCTTTTTCGTATAACTTTCCCGCAGATTTTAAATTTGCCCCAATTGTTACAGCAAGTCCAATTAATATTGGCGGAACAGAAGCAGGAAAAAATGTTTCGGTAGTAATAAAAAGTATTACTACATCAAAGGTAGATGGCGTTGTTAATTTTAATTCTAGTGGAGATGTATCCATTGGTATTAATTTAATTATTGTCGGCATACCCAATTAATGATTAAATGTAAAAAATGTTTAAAAAATATGATGGTAGACAGAGTATACAACTCATTCTCTCATATAGAAATATATTGTTTTATTTGTGGATCAAGAAAATTTTTTCATCCACCGTCTGATTCGGAGGAAGGTAGATGGTTGCTAAAAAAGGAATTAGAACGAGCGAAGAATACAATCTCTCCCCTGTAATTCAGGGTAGTAAAAAAATTTGGTTTTTAAATAAAGATCTTGTAAGGGTAATTCATTCTAATAGATCAAATGGTATTATGTCTATTTATAATATTACAAAAGATAAAATTGAAAGTTGTTTAATAAGCGAATTTAAAAATAAAAAAGAAAGAGCATATACTGTATCAGAAGCAGCAGATCTTGTCAATAGACATAGAAAATATATGCCAACATTAATGAAACGTGGAATAATACCTACTCCGATTGGAGCACAAAAAGATGGTCAAAGAGGATGGCAAGTAAGATCTTATTATTCAGAATCGCAAGTTAAAGAGATTCGTGATATACTGGCTACATACCATATTGGTAGACCAAGAAAAGATAATTTAATAACAAACGATATCACTCCCACTAAGGCTGAATTGACACGCAGAATGGGAGATGGTATACTAACATATACAAAGACTGAAGATGGTAGATATATACCAGTTTGGTCAGAATCAATATAGCAGAAGGGTATGAAATGGAAGATACAAAAGTATCAGTAACACTTGGCTACACACTCAATCTTGGAAACTTTCAATCTTTAAGATTAGACTTAGGTGTAGTAGATTCAAAACGTGATGGTGAAAATACAGATCAAGCATTTGAACGTGTATATAAATTTGTTGAAGATAAGTTAACAACAAAAATTACAGAAGCAAAAGCAGAACTAGCCGAAAGCGAGTAGTGTGACAGACAAACAGAAGCGCATGGCTCTGTTGAGTAGGTTTGATAAACACTATAAGTTTAAACTAGGACAAGGGCCACAGTATAATAAGTGGATTGAACAATGGTCTGCTGATGCATTAGTAGAGTCTTATGGACTTGATAAATGTTATCAATTATTAGAATATTATTTTGAAGTTACGGATAATCCAACATGGAATCATTTTGCTTATATTGCACATGATATACTGGAAGCAATACATCAACAACAAAAAGATTTAGAAGAAAGACAACAACGTAGGGAAAAAGCAAAGGAATGGCTAAGTGAATAATTCAGAATCAAAACTTATATCTGCCGTTCTTAAAGATAAGCAAGCGCATGTTATGCTTCAGGCCAATGTTGAGGGCATACTAAAAACACACTTAGATGTTTGGCAATTTATAAGAAAATATTATGAGCATAATGGAACAGTTCCTCCAACAGAATTAGTTGTAGAAAAATTTAGAGATTTTGAACCAGTAGATGGAATTGGTTCTACAAAGCATCATCTTGAAGAGTTACAATCTGAATATCTAGTTAATAGTCTTAAAGATATATTAAGATCTGCTGCGACAGAAGTTCAGGGTGGTCTTGGTGTCGAGGCATTAGAATCTTTAATATCAAAAACAGCAGAACTTAGAAAAAACACAGCAGCAATTCGTGATATAGATGTAACAGATTTAGATTCTGCTATTGCATATTTTGAAAATCTTAAAAAGCAACAAGAGGCTGGTGCCCTTGGAATTAAAACTGGACTTCCAGGATTTGATAATTATTTGCCTTCTGGAATTATGCCAGGACAATTAGGAGTCTTTCTTGCATATCCAGGCATAGGAAAGTCATGGTTGTCCCTCTATTTTGCTGTACAGGCTTGGAAACAGGGTCGTAGTCCAATGATTATAAGTCTTGAAATGTCTGAGACAGAAGTGCGTAATCGTGTATTTGCAATTATGGGCGAAGGATTATGGTCACATCGTAAATTAAGTGCTGGTCAAATTGAAATGGACATGTTGAAATCTTGGCATACTAAAAATGTTCAGGGTAGACCAGAATTTCATATCATATCAAACGATACAGGCGGAGATATAACTCCACTAGTTTTGCGTGGCAAAATAGATCAATACAAACCAGACTTTGTTATTGTAGACTATTTACAATTAATGAGTCCTAATACTAAGTCTGACAATGAAACTATTCGTATGAAAAATCTTTCACGTGAATTAAAGTTAATGGCAATCGCTGAAGAAGTCCCAATTATTGCCATATCATCTGCTACCCCAGATGATGTCACTAAACTTGAAACAGTTCCAACACTTGGTCAAACAGCATGGTCACGTCAAATTGCCTACGATGCTGACTGGGTTCTTGCTTTAGGTAGGGCTACAAATAGCGATATTATAGAGTGCGTATTTCGCAAGAACCGCAATGGTTTTATGGGTGAATTTTTAGTTCAGGCTGACTTTGACAAGGGATATTATAGGTATAAAGATTATGAAGATAAGTCAGTATAATATGTGCCATGGAGACATATCAGCACAAACCTATAAAAAGGTTTGGGATGGACGGAATCATTTATGATGATTCCTCTATATATAGACTACAGCAAGAATATATCAGATTATTGGTATCTGAAATGCGCTTGTCTGGATATGTTCCAAGATTTGATATTGACCCTCAGTTTACAATAGAATACAATGAAAAAAATAATACATATAATTTTATATTAAGTATATATGGAATATATATAGGGAGAAAAAAGAGCGAATGGATACTAGGAATAGACGGTACGAAAGCAGTTCATACACAGCCAACCAGATTAAAAGAGTTCTCTCAGGATCTGGCATAAATATAGAAAAAGAGGCAGAGTCTGAGTATGTTGTTTTTTGTCCATTTCACTCAAACCATAGGACACCTGCTGCAGAAATAAATAAGTTTAGTGGATTGTTTTTTTGTTTTTCTTGTAGTCATACTGCAGATTTAATAGAATTAGTTATGCATTGTTCAAATAGAACATATTTTGAGGCTATTAGATTTATCAAAAGCAAAGAGGTTGAGGTTGATATTCTTTCTGATATATCTTCTAAGTTAGTAGAAAAAGAAGAATGGTCTGAGTTTGATATCAATGTAATAGATAGACTTTCCGCTCAGGCATTATCAAGCGACAGAGCCAAACAATATTTTGATGGTAGGAAAATAACAGATAATTCTATTAAAAAATTTAAACTTGGATATTCTGAAAATCAAGATATGGTAACTATACCTGTTCATAATCATGATGGACTATGTGTTGGATTTGTCGCTAGATCTATAAATGGAAAAGAATTTAAAAATACTCCAGGACTTCCAAAATCAAAATTACTATTTAATTTAAATCGCATTAAAAATGCAAGTCGTGTATATGTTGTAGAGTCATCATTTGATGCGATAAGACTAGATCAGGTTGGTCTACCAGCAGTTGCTACCTTAGGAGCAAATGTATCATCAAAACAAATATCATTGCTTCAAAAATATTTTAACGATATAGTTATTATTGCTGATAATGATGATGCAGGAAACAACATGAAACAAAAAATATTAGAAAGATTAAATAACTCTGTTTCTATAATAAACCTAGAAAGTAAATATAAAGATATCGGGGACATGGATGATTCTGATATAATTAAGATAGATAAAAGTTTTACTGATCAAATACAAAGGATGCTAGTATGAAAAATAAAAATCATATGGAATGGTTACAGGCTTTAAAAACCATGGGTCATAAAGAATATTGGACAAAGGCAAACATTGTAGAATTTTTTGCTTTTGTTGCCAAAGCAATAATTATTTTACCAGGATTACTGTTTGATGTGAGTGTATGGTGGTTTTATATATTTGCATTAGTATCAAGTGTTGGACTTATTTGGTCATCTACTGTTAAAACAATACCTACCCTAATTTGGTTTAATATTTTATGGTCAGTCCTTGCAATACTTTATATTGCAAAATATTTTGGAGTTATTCTTTGAAAGTAGTTGTTGCTGGAGGCGGTACTGCTGGATATCTTGCTGCTTTAACAATTAATAAAAGATTGCCACACGCAGACATAACGGTAATAGATAGTTCTAGAGTTGGGGTGCTGGGTGCTGGAGAAGGAACTACAACTAATTTTGCTTATATTTTTGATGAATTAGAATTACCAATAGATAAATTTATAGAGCATACTGGGTCAACATTAAAGAACGGTATAAAATTTATAGGATGGTCTAAAAGACAAGATTCATACTTTCATCCATTAACAAATTATGTATCTGATAATGGTCTTACAAAAGAAGAACAATTAGAATTATTTAAGTTAGCATCTATAGAAGTTATGTCAAATAATAATAATTTAGATGATATTAATAAAGGGCTTAGTGCTACAAATAAAAATAAACTATCTTGGCCATATATTGGGTGGCATTTAGATGCTATTAAATTAGCAGAATTTTTTAAAGAAGAGTCAACAAAAAGAGGAATAAAAATAATAGATGATAAAATTAAACATGTTGGAGAGTTTAATGGAAATATTACTGTTATACACTGTGAGTCTGGTTCTTATCAATGTGATTTTTTAATAGATGCTACTGGATTTAAAAATTTATTTGTTGGGCATCACTTACAATCTGAATGGGTTGATACATCAGAAAGTTTGCCTTGTACTAAAGCATTAGCATTCTTTTTACCACAAGATGAAAATTATTCTATGTGTACAGAAATTATAGCAATGAAATATGGTTGGGTATGGAAGACACCGTTAAAACATAGATATGGATGCGGATATGTATACGATCCAAAATATACATCTAAGGAAAATGCATTAGAAGAAATTTATACTCTTTTTAAAAAAGAAGATGTCAAAGTAGTTAATCATTTTGATTTTAAACCAGGATATTATAAAACACCATGGGTTAAAAATTGTTTATCTGTTGGGCTTGCTGCGGGATTCTTTGAACCATTACATGCTACGTCTATTATGCTTACTATATACATGTTAAGATTGTTTACGTCTCCAGAATTTTTAACTGAATATACATTAAATAATAATGAAACAGTTATTGAAAAATATAATGATTTGATATTACAAAAAAATAAAGAACTATTAGGATTTATTTATATACATTATTTAACTGACAAAGATAATTCTGAATTTTGGAAAAACTTTAAAATAGAAAATAAAATGCCAGAATATGCAGAAAATGTATTAAGAGAATTAGATAAAGATTATATATCACAATACGTTATTTCAAATACTAATAAAACATTTGGATATCAGTCATGGATGACTACATATGTAAATACTGGACAGTTTAATAGATCTAATTTGTATTCAGATTTGCAAACTAAGCAAGCATATGATAAACTGTATAATGAAGCAAAAAACTTTGAAGGAATAGATGTTAAAGAGTATTTATCTAAGCACTTGACAGATATTACCTTTTAATGTATACTAGTATAAAACAAAGGAGAAAAAATGAGCGTTATTAAGGGACTAAAAAATATCAACGCCCTGCTCGATAAGAAAAATGATGAAGGTGCACCAAAGGTGCGATGGCTCAAGTTGGCAGATGGACAATCTGTAAAGATTAGATTCATCGAAGAACTTGATGAAGATTCTGCACATTATGTAGAAGATCGTGGTCTTGCACTTGTTGTAAAAGAACATACAAATCCAAAGGACTATAAGCGTAAGGCTGTAGACACAATGGATACAGAAGGTCGTGACTGGGCTGAAGAGATGTATCGCAAAGATCCAAAGGGAAATAGTGGATGGCGTGGTCGTCTTCGTTTTTATTGTAATGTTCTTGTTGATGATGGGATTGAAGATAAGCCCTATGTCGCAATTTGGTCTATGGGTGTAAGCAAGCAATCCGCATTCAATACAATTCGTGAATATGCACTAGAAACTGGTAGCATTTCAAATTTACAATGGAAGTTAAAGCGTAATGGTCAGGGAACTGAAACATCTTATACTTTAATTCCATCTGCTCCAGATAAGGAGCCATTTAAGTGGGAAGGTATTGAGCCATACCCATTGGAGAAGGCGCTTCGTCGTGTGCCATATGCCGAACAAGAAGCATTTTATCTTGGATTCGACTCTCCATCTACTACATCAGCGACAAACATCGACTGGTAGTAGATGAACTACGTACCACTTCATTTACATACTCATTTTTCACTATTTGACGGAATTGGGTTGCCGTCTGAATATGTTGAACGTGCTAAAAACTTGGGTATGCCTGCAATATCGATTACAGACCATGGCTCCCTTTCTGGCCATAGAGAGATGTATCGTGTTGCTAAAGCAAGTGGTATAAAGCCTATTCTTGGCATAGAAGGTTATATGTGTGAGGATCGCTTTGATCAAAGAGATAAAGGCGAAAGAACCGATCAACTAGATATGGTTTATAACCATATAATCCTTCTAGCCAAGAACAAGGTTGGTTTAGAAAATCTGAATAAATTAAATGAAATTGCTTGGACAGAAGGTTATTACAAAAAACCCAGAATAGATTTTGAAGTTCTTTCCAAATACAAAGAAGGCATAATTGTATCTTCTGCATGCCCAAGCGGAATTGTTGCCAAATCAATTGAACTTGGTGAACTTGGTATGGCAAAGAAATATATTAAATGGTTTAAAGAAGAATTTGGTGGTGATTATTATCTTGAGGTAATGCCACATAATAATGAATCAATTAATAGAACAATTTTACAGTTAGCAGATGAATTTAATATTAAGCCAATTGTAACTCCAGACTGTCATCATGTTGATCAATCACAAAAAGAGATTCAAGAATTAAAATTAATTCTTAATACATACTCTAATAAGATTCAAAAAGATGCTACATATGAAAAGTCTAAAAAGCAAGGTGACTTAATGAAGCGTCTTGATTATTTATATGGTGCTGATAGACAGATGTCATTTAATAAGTTTGATATTCATCTATTATCTTATGAAGAAATCAAAGAGGCAATGGAAAAGCAGGCGGTATGGAGAACTGACATTTATGAAAATACTATTGATCTTGCCAATAAGATTGAAGATTATGACATACAAGATGGATTAAATTTATTGCCAGTTCAATATAAAAATCCAGATAAACAATTAAAAGAACTGGCTATTGAGGGTTTGAAAGATAAAGGGCTTGACACTAATCAAGAATATCTTGATAGACTTGAAGAAGAATTAAAAGTTATTAAAGATAAAAATTTTGGACCTTATTTTCTAGTTGTACAAAGCATGATTTCATGGGCTAAAAAAGAAGGAATCATGGTTGGTCCAGGTCGTGGATCTTCTGCTGGATCTCTTTTGTGTTATGCATTAGGTATTACAGATATTGACCCATTAAAACACGGACTTCTATTCTTCCGATTTATTAATCCAGAGCGTAATGACTTTCCAGATATTGATACAGATATTCAAGATTCTCGTCGTGACGAAGTAAAAGATTATCTTGTTAGACAATATAAGCATGTTGCTTCTATTGCTACATTTTTAGAATTTAAGGATAAAGGTGTTGTGCGAGATGTTGCTCGTGCATTAAATATTCCATTGGCAGATGTAAACAAAGTATTAAAGTTAGTAGATACATGGGATGAATATTGTACTTCAAAAACAACTGCATGGTTTAGAGAAAAATATCCAGAGGTGGAGCAATATGGAGAACAACTTCGTGGCCGTATTAGAGGTACTGGCATACATGCTGCTGGTGTTGTCACTAGTAAAAATCCTATTTTTAGGTACGCACCGATGGAGACACGCAACTCTCCTGGCAGCGATGATCGTATACCAGTTGTGGCAGTTGATATGGAAGAGGCTGAAAAAATCGGACTCATCAAAATCGACGCACTTGGTCTTAAAACTTTAAGTGTTATTAATGATACCTTAAATATTATTAAGGAAAGAGAAGGAACAGAAATAAATCTTTTAGGACTAGACATGCAAGACCAAAAGGTTTACCAAATGCTTTCTGAAGGCTATACAAAAGGTGTATTTCAATGTGAAGCAACACCATACACAAACCTTTTAGTTAAAATGGGAGTAAAAAATCTTGCTGAATTGGCTGCATCAAATGCTCTTGTTCGCCCAGGAGCCATGAATACTATTGGAAAAGATTATATTGAAAGAAAGCATGGTAGGCAGTCAGTTAATTATTTGCACCAAACCATGAAACCTTTTACAGAAGAAACATATGGGTGTATCCTATACCAAGAGCAGGTTATGCAAGCCTGTGTTCAGTTGGGAGGAATGTCGTGGTCTGAGGCTGATAAAGTTCGTAAGATCATTGGTAAAAAGAAAGATGCTAGAGAGTTTGATGCGTTTCGTGATAAGTTCGTTGATGGTGCTTCTAAGTTTATTAGTCCTAATCAGGCTCGTGATTTATGGCATGACTTTGAGGCGCATGCGGGTTATTCGTTCAACAAGTCTCATGCGGTTGCTTACTCTACGCTCTCGTATTGGACGGCATGGCTAAAGTATTATTATCCAATTGAGTTTATGTACTCATTGCTAAAAAATGAAAGGGACAAGGATGCACGAACTGAATATCTTATTGAAGCGAAAAGAATGGGCATTAGCATTAAGTTGCCTCACATTAATGATTCGGATATTGATTTTAAAATTGAGGGTAAGGGTATTCGGTTTGGACTCTCGGGGATCAAGTTCATCTCTGATAAAATTGCAGAACGCTATATATCGGCACGACCTTTTAAATCTTTTGAAGCACTTAGAGATTTCACGTTTACAAAAGGAAATGGAGTAAACAGTAGAGCATTGGAAGCATTAAGAGTTATTGGTGCTGCAACATTTCCAGATAATCCAAGAAATGATAATGAGATTCGTGAAAATCTTTATGAATATTTAGGTTTGCCAGAATTCACGCAGACAGTTCCATCACACTATCATGCTTTTATAAATCCTGTAGAAGATTTTGAAGAAAAAGGATCTTTTATTCTTATGGGAATGGTTAAAGGAATTAAGCGTGGCAAAGGTTGGTCTCGTGTAGAAATATTAGATAAGACTGGAAGCATAGGAGTATTTGATGAAGAGCAAACAACAATTGAGGCTGGACGAAGTTATATTGCACTCTGTTCTGATAATAGAATTGTTAGTGCTGTTCCTGTGGATGAAATAAAAAATTCAGATGCTGCATTAATTAAGTTTTTAAATTACAGGATGTTACCATACAAAGATGATGAACTATTTGTAATATCATTCAAGCCTAGAATAACAAAAGCAGGCAAAAAAATGGCTTCTTTAACTTTGGCAGATACTTCTAGAGAACTTCATCCAGTAACAGTATTTCCTACTGCATTTGCTAAAGCATATATGAAGATTGAAGAAGGACATGCATATAAATTTGAATTGGGTAAAACTAAAGACGGTACAGTAATATTGGAGGATATAAATGTCGGTTAGCCTTGAAGATGTATTAGCACAACTAAACCCTAAATTAAGAAAAAGCATTCTTGTTGGTGACGAAGTTCCAAAGACAGAATATGCCGTAACACCAAGTTTTGGATTAAATCGTGCACTGAATGGTGGTTTGCCTTATGGTCGCCAAGTGCTTATTTGGGGATCAAAGTCATCCGCCAAGTCATCTCTATGTCTTCAGACAATTGCACTGGCTCAAAAAGAAGGCAAAATATGTGCATGGATAGACGCAGAAATGTCTTATGATAAAGATTGGGCAGAAAAATTAGGAGTAGATACATCTAAATTAATTGTTTCGCAGGCAAGGACAATAAATGAAATGGTCGATGTTGGAGTAAATCTAATAGAGGCTGGAGTGGATATTATTGTTGTTGATTCAATTACGTCTTTGCTGCCAGCAATTTATTTTGAAAAAGATTCGTCAGAATTGAAGCAGTTAGAAAATACAAAACAAATTGGTGCTGAGTCTCGTGACTTTAGCAATGCCTGGAAAATGCTTAACTATGCAAATAATAAAGCGAAGCCAACATTGCTAATACTTATTTCTCAATCTAGAAATAATATTAATGCTATGTATACAAGCCAGCAACCAACTGGAGGGCAAGCAACTAAGTTTTATTCTTCTACTGTAGTTAAATTATTTTCATCTGAATCTGATAATCAAGCACTGAAAGGAAAAATATATGTTGGTGACAAGGCTATTGAAGAAAAGGTTGGTAGAAAGATTAGATGGGAACTCCAGTTTTCCAAAACTTCTCCTGCTTTTCAGTCTGGTGAGTATGACTTCTATTTTAGAGGCGATAGTTTGGGCATTGATTCTGTCGCTGATCTTGTTGACACTGCTGAACTTGTTGGCATAGTGGAACGTACTGGAGCATGGTATTTGCTTCCAGATGGATCGAAAGTTCAAGGAAGAGATGCCTTTGTAAATCGTGTAAGAGAGGATCTTGATCTACAAGATATGATTAAGAATAAGATTAGTGGATAAATATTCTATTTATCAAGGCAAGTTTTCTTGTAAAGTATGTAAAAAAGAGGTAAAAACAATGAGATTATATCCAGCAACAGGTATGGCATCATGGATGTGTCAAGATAAACATCTCTCTGAAGTACAACTTTATAAAGTAGGATATAAGAAAATAAAAACAAATGAGTGAAAAAAATGAAAGTAAAAGAATAGGTGCTAAACAGCATAAAAATTCTGGTAGAAATATAAAAAAGGGCGACGCTACTTGGAAAAATTTTACTATAGACTTTAAGGAAAATTCAAAATCCTTTACCCTTAACCATGATGTTTGGGCTAAAGCAACTACTGATGCTATAAGAAATGGAAATGACCCAGCAATTATGGTTATCCTTGGAGAGGGAAATAAAAAAGTTAGACTTGCTATTATAGAACTAAGCATATTAGAAGAGTTAATCGATAAGGTATAATGGAGATATGGGTCTAATTAGAAAAAATGTTTTTTCAAATGAACACATAGCAAAAATATATGAATGTGTTGATAAAGAGTTATCCAGTAGAGAACAGATAGACTGGTATGATTCAAAGACTGGCCATGAGTATCCAAATGATAAAAAATTTATTGCAATTAAGAAAGAGTTACTTTCTAGGTTAGATATAGATAAGTTTGTTTTGCCGTATGAAATTATTACTGTAGCAAAAGAATGTGCTGATGATATTTGTTCAGAAATGAATATGAAATCAACAGGTATTACTGGAATTACATATGTTGAATATAATCCAAAATATGGAGATGACGGACAGCCATATTTAAATCCACATAAAGACCATCCTGGCGCATCTGATTTTGTATTAGACTATCAATTAGATTCCAATATAAATTGGGAGATAGGCATTAATAAAGATATATACTCTCTATCTAATAATGATGCTTTAGGAATTATTACAACTAAAAACTATCATTGGAGAGCAAAAAGAAATTGGAAAGAAGGAGAATATGTTAAAATGTTATTTTTTCATATTGCTTTAGAGGATAAAAATATCAAAGATTGTGAATATACTATAGAAGAAGTTTGGAATTTTGCAGAAAAATATAATGGAGGAAAATAATGAAGCATAATGAAAATAATGTAATACTAGATGATATCTTAAATCAGGATGGAATAAATTCTGTAAGAGCATCTATTTCTAGAAACACTGGTGGTAATTTTGTACAAGAGCATTGTCAGGCAAACCTATTTATACAACTTGAAAATGCTGTCGCAGAAAAATTTACAAGATTAGCAAGACAGGTTAGTGGAAACAATAATTTAGTACTAACAGAGCATTGTTTTGCAAGATATGAGAACGTAACCAGCAATTGTGGTAAGTTTCATTTTAAACCTTCCTTATTTCCACATTATGATGAAACTTTTAAGGAGCCAAGGTTTACATTTGATTATCAGTTAAGTTCAAACATTAGTTGGCCAATAGTAGTTGAGCCAGATAAAGAATTTGTATTAAAAGATAATCAGGCTATAACTTTCAGTGGAACTCATCAAGTTCATTGGAGAAAGCCAACTTTATTTAAAGAAGGTGATTTTGTAGAAATGATATTCTGTCATTTTTCAGATCCAACATCTGGACCAAAAGAACCAGACCTAAATCAAAGAATGGACGAAAAGGTTGCAGCATATAGAAAGGCATATTTTGATGCAGGAGGTTGGACAAATGGCTCAGATTCATAATTATTTAACTGGGTTTGATAAGTACAATAAACCATTACCATTTTATATAGATAACTTATTTAATGATGATCAAAAAAATAGAATTATGTCAATCATTGAAGAAAACAGAAAATTAGAACCATTTGTTATTGGCGATAGAATTGAAGATGGATATATTAGAACTGGAACATTTAAAAGTAGGTTTCAGCCAAAAATAGCAAAAAATATGTCCCGTGTTTTAATTGAATTTGATATGCCTAAAGATTGTGAGGAAATATTAGACTCAATTGCTAAACCTTTATATAAAGAACCAATCGCTTTATGTCATTGGAATTATATTGATTATAATTTAAAATATGGTTATGGTGATAATAGTCCAGCACTACCTCCACATTTAGATGCTGATGAAAATCTTGTTACTATTAATTATTGTCCAGATACTAATATTGAGTGGGATCTATATGTTGGTAACTGGGATGATACTGGAAACTTTACAAGATACACACTTGGTCCAGGACAAACTATAGTATTTAGTGCTGTAAATCAGATTCACTGGAGACCAAAACGTAAGTTTAAAGAGGGAGAGTTTTGTGAAATTATTAGTATGGACTATTGCCCTATTACAAGTTATAGATTTAATGGAGAAGAAAATCCAATAGATCCAGAAAAATATCCTGATAAAAGACGTGAATATTTAGATAAATTACAAGCAAGGCCAGATATGCAGGCTGCATTTAAATTATGGGCTGAAGATGGTATAAAAGACGGCATTCCGCCAGAATCGATGGGGTAATGGAACAACAACAAACTACATTAGAAATGATTAATGGTCTTTCGGAAATCGCAGAATATATGGAAGATGAAGAGTTTACTGTTGCATTAACTACAATTGCAAAGTTAATACTAAAACCAGATATTCCTATGAATGTTGCAACTTTAGAGATAGTTAGATTACAAGCAATAGCATCTAAGATGGCATTAAGAGCCACTTGGATGGCAAATGTAGATAAATCTAATAGAGGCAAAAAGAACCTTTATTATACTGCTGCAGAATCTATAAATAATCTTGTATCTGCACTTAAATATATAACTAGATGATACCTGCTATAATAGTATAAACAAAGGATAACAATGAAAAATTTATTAAAAGAAGTAATGATTAAAGATTCAAAAATAAATAAAACAGCAAAAGATCTAGAAGATATGTCTTTTATTGATGGTTTAATTGAAAAAATACAGTCTGGATATTTAACTAAAACTAAACCTAAGTTTAGTAAAAAGACTAATTTTTCTGCATCTGGTTTAACTTATGGTGCTGGTGAATGTCCAAGATATTGGTATCTAGCATTTGATGGAGCAGTATTTCATGATAACTCAGATGCATATGGTGTTGCAAACAGAACAAATGGAACTTTGGGTCATGAAAGAATACAAGAAGCAATAGAGGCTTCTGGGTTGCTTGATAAAGACATGGTTATGGATCCAGTTCCAAGAAAGTATAATAAACAAACACATCCTTCAATGGAGTTTAGAGTAAGTTTAGAAAATCCACCATTTGATGGTTATGGCGATGTCATGCTTAATATTAACAATGAGCGAGTTATTGGTGAAATTAAAACTATCACTAATGAAGGTTTTGAATATAAAAAGAATAGTAAGAAGCCTAAGATGGGTCATCTTATGCAACTATTAATTTATATGAGGGTATGGAAAGTGGATAAGGGTGTAATGATTTATGAGAACAAAAATAATCATGAACTATTAACCTTGCCAGTTGTAATGAACGATCATTTCCGTCGGTGGGTAGACCAGGCATTTGATTGGATGAAAGATGTATATGCAAGTTGGAAAAAGCAGGAGTTACCACAAAAACCCTACAGATCTAATTCTAAAATATGCAAAGTTTGTCCTATTCAAAAAGCATGTGCTGAAGCAGAGACAGGGGTAATTAAAATTAAACCTCTGGAGTTGCTAGAAGATGAAAAGTTGTAATTGGTGCGATCATACTTTTGAGCCAACAGTTTCTTATCAGATTTATTGTTCTCCAGAATGCAGGGAATCTGCTACAAAAGAAAAAATAAGTCAAAGATATATTCAGACTAGAAGACAAAAAAGAAAAGGCAGAAATAGATTATGCAAAAAATGTGGATCAAAGTTATCAATATATAATGATGATTTGTTATGTAATAATTGTTCTGTTAATCCAAATGACGTTAAAAAAGCAATAAAACAAATTAAAGGATTATCAAATGGCTAAGGCTTTAGAGACAGATAGATATTTTAGAGATGATTTATCTAGTCAGCCAGGAGTTATTTGTGCAATAGACGCAAGCACTACAAGTTTAGCATTTACAATTTACTCATATAAAAACTTATCAGAACATGGAAAAATAGAATTTAAAGGTAAAGATATCTATCAAAAAGTTATAGATGCAAATAAAAAAACAAAAGCATTATTTGACCATTATAACTTAGTTGAAGCAATAATTATTGAGCATACTGTTTTTATGAATTCTCCGAAAACTGCAGCAGACCTTGCTCTTGTTCAAGGTGCGATAATAGGCGGTGCTGGGCTGGCTGGTATTAAAATTATTGGTAAGGTTTCTCCAATAACATGGCAGTCTTACTTAGGTAATAAAAAATTAACTAAAGAAGAACAGTTAAGTATTAGATCTGCCAACCCAGGAAAATCATCATCATGGTATAAAACATATGAAAGAGACTTTAGAAAACAAAGAACCATTAAATTATTAGATGTTATTTATGATAAAAAAATAACAGACAATGATGTTGCAGACTCAGCAGGAATAGGTCACTGGGCTATAAATAATTGGGAAAAGGCAATTTGACAGGATATATTATGGGTGCTAAACTATATACAAACGAACTATGGCTAAAAAAGAGATATCATGTTGATAAAAAATCTCCAGAAGCCATAGCAAAGGAGTGTGGTGTTACAGTGGAAACAGTATACGTATATCTTGCTAAATTTGGATTGAGGAAATCAAAACGATGAATCCAGTATTTCCAGATATTGATAATTTTAGATGTGATGATTTATATTTACTAACAGTAGGTACGTCTGCAGGTAAAGAAATATATGAGTCTTGTCATGAAATTGCACATATGCTTATTAAAAAAAATATAGCATATGGTAATTCCGCATTAGAGCCAGTTCGTGTTTTTAGCAGGGCTGATGCAAGAGAACAATTACATGTACGTATAGACGATAAGTTAAGTAGGATAATGCGTGGCACAGAGTATGTTGGTGACAACGATATTGACGATCTTATTGGATACCTTGTTTTATTAAAAATAGCAAAGGCAAAAGAGTTAAAAATGCAGGAAGCATACGGACATGTCGACTGAAGAAGACTTAATTAAACATTTAGATGAAATAAATATAGTAGTAGGAGAATACCTAAAGGGAAATGATGCTACTAAAATTTCTAAAGATCTTTCTATACCACGTACTCGTGTAGTCCAGCATATCAATGAATGGAAAGTTATGGTGTCTGCAAATGATGCCATTCGTGCCCGTGCAAAAGAAGCATTGGCTACTGCTGATACACACTATAATAAACTTATTAGTAAATCATATGAAGTTATTGATGAAGCATCATTAACTAATAATTTAAGCGCAAAGACCGCAGCAATAAAGTTAGTTATGGATATTGAATCTAAAAGAATTGATATGTTGCAAAAAGCAGGCCTACTTGAAAATAAAGAATTAGCAGAAGAAATGTTAGAAATAGAAAAAAAGCAAGAAGTTTTAATGAGTATATTACGGGATATTGCTTCTGAGTATCCAGAAATTCGTGATGAGATCATGCGTAGACTTTCAGACATTGCTAAAAAAGATGAGGTAATTACAATTGTCCACGATGTTTGATGATTTTTTAGAAGCATTAAAGGATAATCATTTTGAAGAGATTCCTGTTGATGTAAAAACATTTGTTGAGTCTCCAGACTATTTGGGTCAACCACCATTATCAGATGCACAATACGATATTGTTGAAGCAATGAGTCAGATATATAAACAAGAAGACTTACAAAGAATAATGGGTGATAAAGAAGGTGCTGACTATTATAATAAATATACTAAAAATGAAATCATTCTTCAACTTGGCAAGGGTAGTGGAAAAGATTTTACTTCTACTGTTGCTTGTGCTTACATTGTGTATAAGTTACTATGCCTTAAGGATCCAGCAAGATATTTCGGTAAACCCAGTGGAGATGCCATAGATCTTATTAACGTTGCTATTAATGCTCAACAGGCTAAAAACGTTTTCTTTAAAGGATTTGCAACTAAAATTGAAAAGTCCCCGTGGTTTGCTGGAAAATATGAAGCAAAGGTTTCTTCTATTAGTTTTAATAAATCAATAACAGTTTACTCTGGACATTCAGAAAAAGAATCTCATGAGGGTTTAAATCTTTTGCTGGCAGTTCTTGATGAGATTTCTGGATTTGCAACAGAATTACAAAGTGGTAATGAGCAAGGTAAAACAGCAGACAACATATACAAGGCATTTCGTGGATCTGTGGATTCTCGTTTCCCTGATCTTGGCAAAGTAGTTCTTCTATCTTTTCCACGTTTTAATGGTGACTTTATTTCTGAAAGATATGATGCTGTGATTGCAGAAAAAGAAACTATAGCAAAAACACATAGATTTATTATTAATCCATTACTTCCAGAAGATGATAAAGATAATTGGTTTGAAATTACTTGGGATTATGATGAAATTAAATCATATAAATATCCTGGAGTATTTGCATTAAAAAGAGCAACGTGGGAAGTTAATCCTACAAGAAAAGTTGATGATTTTAAAATTGCATTTATGACAGATCTTGGTGATGCAATGATGCGTTTTGCATGTGTTCCTACATATGCATCAGATGCATTTTTTAAACAGGCTGATAAGGTAAGAGCATGTATGACTATTAGAAACCCATTGGATAATTTTAGAAGATTTGATGCAGGCTTTAAGCCAGATCCAGAAAAAGTTTATTATGTTCATGCTGACCTTGCTCAAAAACATGACAAGTGTGCTGTCGCAATTGCACATGTAGAGAAATGGGTAAACGTTCAGGTAATTAAAGATTATGAACAAATATCTCCAGTTGTAGTAGTAGATGCCGTTGCTTGGTGGGAACCAAGAATAGAAGGGCCAGTAAACTTATCCGAAGTAAAACAATGGATTCAAAATTTACGTAGAATAGGGTTTAATATTGGATTAGTGACATTTGACCGATGGCAATCATTCGATATTCAAAACGAATTACAGGCTGTTGGGATGAGGACAGAAACTGTATCTGTAGCAAAAAAACATTATGAAGATATGGCTATGCTTGTATATGAAGAAAGATTGGCTATGCCTGCTGTAGAACTTTTATTTGAAGAGTTAACAGAACTTAAAATTACAAAAACAGATAAGGTAGATCACCCCAGAAAACTGTCAAAAGACTTAGCAGATGCTGTGTGTGGTTCTATTTTTGGTGCTATTTCTTATACACCAAGAGATCAAAACCTTGAAGTTGAAGTTCATACTTTTAAAGATAAACCACGTAGAGTTGACACGCTCCCTGAGAACGTGATACAATATAAACCTAGTCAAATAGAACAAATAAATAACTATTTGGATAGACTAAAAACAATATAAATAAAATGAATAATAAAAGGAGAAAAATGAATTCATTTAAGAAGATCGCTCTCGCCATGGTTGCAGCCATGACACTGGGCACACTTGGAGTAGCACCTGCAAATGCTGCCCCCATGTCAGTTGCTTTGACTGTCAATGGAT